GCTTCCCAGTCACTTCTAAAATCTTTCTTACATAATTCGATGTTTACTTGCAATTCTTTTGGTTGCAAGATTGCTTCTGTTAATGTTACAGAGCCAGTTGCTGCGAAATCACAAGTTGCGTCTTGGATGATGTTCGTTGTTGCCATCTTCTTCATGACCTGCTTAAATTTAACATTTGGAACAATCGTGATTGCTCTTTCTGCTAAAGTTTTACCTGAAAGTAGAGCCGCGCTAATATATTTACCAGCGAATTCTCCTGAGTAGGTAGAGGTGATTGAAGTAGACGTTGCAAAGTTTTGTTTTTGCTTCATTTTCTTTTTTTTTAATTTATGAATTTATTTGGAAAAGTTTTGTAAAACTCTATCCATTGTTGTTTGTTGTTTTGCTGGTTTGAATTGGTAAGATAAGTTTACTGCTTCTTCTTCAACAGGTGCACCATCTAATACAGGTACATCTACTTCTTCATCCTCATCATCTTCATCTACTGTTACTTCGGCCATCTTAATATCTTTAGCTTTAAACTCATTGATTAAAGCTTCCATTTCCATTACCTTAGCTTCTAAGTCTTTAATCTTTTTGTCTTTCTCATCCATTGGTTCTTCTGGCATTACTTCCATTTCAACTTCATCCTCAATTTGTTCTTGAGATTCCTCAGGTGCTTCAGGTGCTGATTCTTCTACATTTTCTCTTTCAGTAATTTTTCCATCAGCAACAAGTACTCTAATGATTACTTCTTTACCTTCTGAATCTTTCAATGCGATTTCATGTTCACCGGTTGGTGCAGGAGATTTACTTCCATCTTCTGATACTACATCAATTGTTTCTCCAACATCAAATGTATTAGATTCCAAAATAGTACCATCCTTTAATTGTCCATAAGCTAATGCAACTTCTTCTTTCACAGAAAGTAAAGTCATAATCTTATTTAACATAGTTTGTGCGCTCATATTAATTTATTTTTTATTTAACAAAGTTTATTGTATTCGTTTAATTTGATGTAGGATAAGGAGATTGTGTTTTACCAATACCTTGTGCCCATAATCTACCATCACAGCATTGTCTAGAGTATTTCTTTTTATCTTTACATAGACAACCCCTTCTACTTCCTTTACCAGGAACAGCTAGACCTTGTGTTGGGCCTAAGTAGATACCTTCCATTTGTGCTCTATTTGCCATATGACTATATAACAAAGTAAAAAGAATTTTTCCAATATTATTTTATACCACTCATTATTTGTTTATGTAGCATATCTTGTACTAATGCAGTATCTGCTTTATACGCAAGATATAATAGACACTTCTCTAATGGTAGTTCAACAATAGTATCAAACTTTAAGATGTCTCCGTTTGCGAGTTCAACAATCGAAGAATAGCCTCTCCACTTTTTCCCGTGATTGATTTGAATAGATGTAGGATTTCCTGCTCCGCCATCAAAGATTTCTGGGTATATTGTTGTAAGTCTTTTGATGTATTGATAAAAAAAAACAGGCAACCGAAATTTACCCTCATATTAGTTTTAAGAAATACACTATCATCTTCTTTGCCTGTATATGTTTGTATCTCATAATAGTTTTTATCTTTCTTTACAATGGGTCTATAAAGGATTGACATTATCTTTGTCCAATTCTTATCTATTGAAATTGTATCATGCTTACTAATATCTAAGTATGCACCATAACTAATCTCAGCAAGGTTAGGTTCAAATCCATATTCCACATTATCAATTGTAATAAATCTTTCTAATTCAAAATCTGCTTTACCTATAAATCCAATTAAGTCTTGTTGAATTATTTTTAGTTTGTCCATAGGTATTTGTGTAATCATAGAAGGTTTGATACCACATAAGATATCTAACGCAATAATAAAAGACTTATCATCTTCCTCTGCTTCAACATCTTCTTTATACATCTCTATTGTCTTTCTATACTTAAGATATGTTTCTAAAGTAATCTCATCCCAGCTTTGTGGTATTGTAACTTTAACTAATTGTTCACTCATATTATATGTTTATTGTTGTTGGTAAATTATTTTGACAATGTATTAATGCAAACTCTAATTGCTTAACTCTTGATTCTGCTACATCTCTTTGTGTTTGTAATATCATTGCCCATTGTTTAAAGTATTCTACATTGTTTTCTAATCCATCAATGTATTCTTGTAGTTCTTGTCTTTCTATATTATCTAACTGAGATTGCATACTTGCCGGCATTAATTTGTTTCTGTGTCAGTTTCATCATCACAGCATAACGCAATGCGTCTATGAGATGATTGAACGCATCTATTGGTTTATCTATTGTATTTCCTTCTTTATCAGTTTGCCACTCATAAGAATACAATTCATTTATTAAGTTTGTCGAATCCTTAGTTGCAATCAAATCCCAATTCATCATTTGCTTTATACCAAACGAAATACTATCAGGCCCTTTCTTTACTGCTTTAATATTAAATCCCATTCTATACAACTCCTCGTTTAATCTGGGTTCCGCACTATCTGCAAATATCTCAATCTTACCGATACCCATTCTATTTAGTTTATCTGCTATATCATTTGTAGTTAATCCTTTCTCATACAACATTTCTTTGATGTATAACTTATCACCTCTCCTATATAATTTTATAACTGCTGTCTCATCATTTACAAATCCATAGTCAATTGAGTAGCATAGCAATTCGTTTTCATCTATGTCATCTGCTTCGCATGTATCGAATTGGAATATCTGTTTATCGTTGCCGGCAAACTCTCCTAGTCCATATATCCTATAATACTTTTCACTACGATTTTGTAGTGCTTCTATTGCTTTAACCTGGTCTTTAGAAAGGTATGGATTGTTCTTATATGTGGTATGAAATAAAGTCACATCATCTTCCGTTCTATTTTTGTATAACCAATGTGTAGGGCCAAAGCTAGGATTGTAAGAATAGATAATCTTTTCAGTTGTTCTAATACCTAATTGGAATGCATCATCCTCTGATAATTCCTGTGCTTCATCTACCCATAGTATTTGTCTACGACTTCCTCGCACTTTATCTGATATGTCAACTGAAAAGAATTCAATTGTGCTACCATTGTCAAACTCATATATTCTATCGGTTGCATTCCATCTTATATCTTGCCATATGTTTAATCCTTGCATTATCTCTATAAAGTCTTTCATTGCAGATTTCTTTAAAGAGGGTAATGTCTTTCTAATAATGGATATATCTTTTCTTTCGTTTAATGCAATCACTATCAGATATTGTACAAGTGCGTATGACTTACCACTACGGGTTGCACCGCAATGATGTTGTATCCTTGTATTGCACTCCCATGCATTCTCTAAAGTAATCGTTGAATTAATTTCCAAGTTCATCTTTACTACCTGTTCTATTTATGTTGATACTGATTTGTTGTATCTTAGCATTGACTTCCATACTACCTTGTATATCAATACTTCTTAACTTGGGTAATGAATACTCCATGAGTTTCATAGCAAGTTCCATTGCCTTCTCTGGATTAGTCTTTTTTATTTCAGCTAAGTCAGTTTGTATTGTATCTAATGTATTGTTAACTGCACGTGCGATATTCAACCTCATCATTTCAGTTGTGCGATTTAACGCTCCCGTGGGTCTCCCTGCTTTATTTATTCTTGTATCCCCTTTGACAAATGGCATTGTATAATATTGTTGTTTAGTATATTTATAACAATCTTAATTTATGTTTGTAGTATACCATTCTTTTAATGCTTCTATATTATCTGAACATAGCATTGGTGCGATATCATTTATAATTGTATCATCCATATTCCACCATTGTAGTTTTAATAAAAAATCTATATCATCATCACTAAACCTTTTTCTTTTACTATTGCCCGGATTACCAACAAATATACTATATGGAGCAACATCTTTTGCTACAACAGTATTAGCACCAATCACTGCTCCATCTCCTATCTTTATACCACTCATAAGGATTGCATCCATTCCTATCCACACATCATTACCAATTATAATATCTCCCTTAGTTGATGGATGTCCTTCTCCTTTAAAATGATTGAATGTATTATTATGAATGTGTCCGAATGGATATGTAGTAATCCAATCTATTCTATGATTAGAACCTAAATATGCTTTAACTCCATCTGCTATTGAACAAAAGTTTCCTATTTCTATTTCTGCACCATGTAATTTGATTTCAATCTTATCATGTCCGTATGTCCACTTTCCTACTTTCATATTATTTAATTAATTCATAACCGTACATCTTAACTTTGTTTCCCTCACTATCTAAGATTAATAGGATTCCACCATACTCATCTCCATTGTGTATAATCTGCTTATCTTTAATCCAGTTCCAATCGAATCTAAAGTAAACATATTGGTAGTCTATATTGTGAAGTTTAGTCTTCATAGTAGCCCCTGGTGTCCGGGAATTCTGTTCTAATCATATTTCTACTCTTTCCATTTGGGTTATTTTCTTTCTTTGCTTCTGGTGACCTTCGGTCTAAAATCCAGGTCATTATGCCATTCTCTTCTATCTCTTTTAATTTTTTATCATAGTGTGCAGTCATAATACTTCTATCACCTGTCTTTTCAAATTCAATCCAAGCTTTCCTTAATTCTTTTCTTATACCACAAAATCTTGCAAACGCTTCATTAGTATAATTGTCAAATGGGTATTGTTCTTTCTTTGGAGTTTTTGCTCTCTTCTTTGCTTCAATTATCTTTTGTGCAGCATTAACACACTTTGTACATTTCCATATAGGTTTAAGTGTAAAGAATGATGCATTACATTCTTTGCATGTTCTTTGTTCTCCTACTTTACGATTGAATGGTTTCTTAAACATTACTGATTATTTAATAGTTTATGCCATTCCTTTGTATCGTTATCTCTTACTTCTCTTACATCCATTCTGTCAGATGATGTAGACATTTTAGTTTTTATATTCATTCCTATTAATTGAAATATGTTTTGGTTAGTTCCATGTATCCAATTATCTCCATACCATATCTTTAATCTTTCTGGTATTGGTTTCCATATATTCTTATTAAATGCAAATAGACAACCCCATCCTCCTGCATTGGTTTTATTATCATACATTTCAATTGCAACTTCTATTTTATCTTCGGTATAGTTTTGAGAATGTGAACCTATAAACCCAGCATCTAATAAGTTTAATGCTTGAGACATATAGTAAAAGTATTCATTTGGGTTAAACAAAATGTCGTCATTACAAATAGTTACATAGTCATACTTTGCAATACTAACTCCTTTGTTCCATGCTGCATTAACATATGTGTTAGTCTCTTCTTTTATATGTACTAACTTATCCATTACTATATCTTTTGTTGGTGCATTATCAATTAAAATAATTTCACCTACCATTTCACAATTAGATAACTCTTCTAATAAAGGTGTAGTATATTCCGATGCCCATATCGTTGGGATTATTACAGAGAATTTTTCCATTGGTCTATTGATTTAATGTTTAATAATTCATGTTTAAGTAATTCATAGTTTTCCCAAGTTAAATCAATTGGATTTTCAAAACCTATATTGTCAGCATTAAGTCTAATACATCCAATTCCCCAGTCTGTATCTATTGTTGATACATCTAATCCATCTTTTGCTTTGATGTCAACAATGGACTTCCAAACGTCTCCTGTCCACTCTTTACCATTGTCTTCAATACTTGTTTGATATTCTGCAGTTGGTAAACAATCATGCACTAATATAGTTCCATTATCTGAAAGGTGTTTAAGTGAATTAAGAATATCTGCAAGTGATTGTTCTCTTGTATGTAATCCATCAATAAAGATTATATCATACTTAACATTATCCTCTAATGATTTGAAAAACATATCTGATGTTAATTCTACAATTCCTTTATTTAATAAGTCTGTAATTGCAAATGGTTCTATACCTGTTTTATTTTTAATCACAATCTTGTCGTAATTAGAATGTGGAAATTGTACTCCTATCTCTAAATAAGAATTGTAGTTGTATCTTTCAATAAGATAATTGATAATGTCTGTTCTAAGCATGTCTTGTTAATTTATATAATGTATTCATTTCTCTTGTCACAAATCTTTGGTCTAATATCTTTACATTCTCTTTTCCAACTCTATCTATTGTTGGTTGATATAGATTATGTAATGCTATTGCAATTCCTTTATGTGGTCTTAATTCTGCATCTTCAATACTTTCAATAATACTTCTAGTCCACTTATACGGAAATCCAAAGAATGTATCATTTACTAATGGTAGAGTTTCATGTGCAGGCTCTCTCCATAAAAAGTTTACTTTGTCAAAATCCCAATCGTATGTTGTAAATGGATTGTTTAAAAACTTCTGGTCAAATCTAGCTCTTATAACATAATCAAAGTCCCACTCTAATACTTCATTTAATCCAGCAATCACATTAACTGCCTGAACTGTTTGACCATTTGGAATATATTGATTATGTTCATCTATAAACTTTGCTTCTGTAAAGTTATTATACCTTTCCAATATATCATTACTCTTAATGGTTTGGTATGTATAAATGAAAGTAAATACATCATGACCTTGTTTGACAAGATAGTCAATTACGTTTTCATTAAACGAATCAACTGCATCTTCATAATTTCTATAACGATACTTACTTCCATCTTCATAGGATACTCCTGCGATACTAATTGCAATTCTCATATAACTTTTTATTTTAGTGGGTTGTCTATTATTTCTTTTAGATAATTTTTAATACGCTTGACTGATAAAAATACTGTGCTCTTGGAAACTTTTAATCTTTTGGCTAAATCATTTAATGAATCATCACTTTCAAAATAGTAAGTGAATATCATTGCATCTGCCCATAGTGCTGTATCTTTTAGTTTATTAACTTCTAATTTGATATTTTCATATGCAATCATTATTTCAATATCAATAGTATCATCATATTCCTCATCACTTACATTATCATCAAAGAATTCAGTTGCAACTACTTTCTTACTTCTATTCTTTGAATTTATAAATCTAGACTTAATAAATCTGTGACAGTAAAGTAAATTAAAACTATTATTATAAAATAGTTTCTCATTGCGTTTCTCTAACAGGTATACGAATAGGGATTGGACAAGGTCTTCGGCATCTGCTTTATTCTTTGTCATATTAATAGCTACTCTAAATAACCAATCATAAGATTCATTAAAAAGTCTATTAAGTCTTTTATCAAATTCATTATCCATTCGTAGATATAAATTCTCTTAAATCATTAATTGCATCATTCCATCTTCTTGGATTACAAGTACATGGAGGTGGTACGTTACCACCATTTAACTTATTGTATGCATTCCAAATTGGATGTACTTGTGCTGGGTCTATATAATCTTTAATAGTTTGAACTAAAGTTTTTAAATCATTGTATTCTTGCTCTGTGAAATTACCTATCATAAATTATCTATTTAAATCTGATTGTTTGATTGGTTGGTCTTTAACCAATAAATGTTCTAGTTGAGGGTATAAAGGATTTTGTTCACCAATTACTATACCTAATGATGCCATCAATAAAAGTATTTCTTCTGTTTTACTTACTTTACTAAAGTCAACAAGATAATACTTTTGTTCTTTCTTTAAGTTTAATTTAGGAAGTTGTAATTGAGTTGGTGTTCCTTTCTGATAAATCTTATCCATTTCTTCTTTAGATAATTCAGTTTGTTCTTTTGGGGGTTGTGCGTAATGTATTGGCATATTTTATTTAATTTAGTTTTATTCTTTTATAGCAATTTCCTAATTCGTTAAGTTTGGTCTGGCGTCTGCTACACCCACAATCTTCAAAACCCATCCAGTTTGCAATACGGGTCGATATGTGCTTGCCTAATCCAAAAGTTGAGTAATGTATCAATCTCTCAACAAAGTCTCCTATACACAGTCTTATTTTCATTTTAATTAATTTCTATATTGTGGGTGTTTTGGATTTGCTGCACCATATAATACTCCTGCTTCAATTCCGTATTTCATATTATCTAATTGGTCTACAAGTTGTAAGTTATCCAATGTATTGTTATGTTTGTCATGGTCTATGTGATGACATTGTAATCCATCTTTTATAATTCCGTTGTGGCATTCATATACGAAACGATGTACTAAATACATTTTAGGAAAACCATTATGTATACAAAATTGTTGATATCCTCTAGTGTGAGGAACTTTACTGATTTGCTTAACCTTATTAAACTTAAGAGAATAAATGTTACCATCTTTGTCAGATGCGTAAGTTGTAAATACTGGGTGTGATTTTAATTTTATCATTTGCTATTTTTATATATGTAATATAAGATTATTTTCTGATATCACCAAATATAAATATCAATTTCAAATCCATTACCCGAGTTTTAAGTAAATTATTTTGAAGCATAAAAAAACCCAGCACGAATAGCAATAAACGGCTGGGTATAATATATTAAAACAGGAACTTCATATATAAGTGCTTAGAGCGATGAAGCATTATTTAATCCTGTATTGTAATATAACAAATTAAAATAACGATTGTTTTGTCATCTTGTTTACATTTACTTTGTATGGGTTCTTGTGATACCATAAACTTAATACATACTGATAAGACAATCCTAAATCATCTGCTATCTCTTTGTATAATTCAATCATAGTTCCTTTATAGTTTTGCATATTTGCTTTCACTAAGTCAGCAACTATAATACGATTTAATTCAATCTTACTTCTATGAGTTACTTTCTTTCTTACAGTTATCATTTGTGAGTTTTGATAATGTGTTCCCCATTTAAGATTACTTACTACATTATTATTAGGATTGTCGTCTTTGTGTAGGACTAAATCACATCCTCTTCTTGTTTTTAAGAATGCTTTTGCAACTAATCTGTGAACGTATTCATATTTCCTTTTACCATCTACTACTAAACCAACTTGCCAATATCTGTGGAATTGTTGTCTAGGTTTTAATAACTTACCATTTGAACCATTAGTTTTTATTTTACCTGTAAGGTTGGTTCCTAATTTTGGTAAAGACATTATCTTACCTGTGTTTGATGCAATGTATCCTTCTATTTCAGGTATGCATTTCCATAATTCTTCTTTCATGTTATTGATTTAATTTAATTGTAATCGTTGTGTCTAATTCTTTCTTTTGTTCATCTGTTAAATCTAACTTTGCAAAGAATGTATCCCAACCTATTTCTGATATATCATCGTATATCTCACTATATTGATTTAAAGGTATTTCATAGTTTAATAATTGTTGATATAGTTTATAAACTACTCTATAACTTAGTCCTTGTTCTATATCACTATCCAGGACAATGTCCTTAGACTTGTCCGTTGCTTTAACTTGTTCCTTGATTTTATCCTTGTCTTTAACATTGTCCTTGTCCTTGGGGGTATCGATAGGGTATGGATACTCTATGGATAGGGTATCGATAGAGTATTCATTGGGTATAGATAAGGTATCAATAGGGTTAGTATAGTCTATCAATACACTATATTCTTTTCTTTGTCTTATTTCAGTTTTACCATATGGATAATCTATTAACTTTCCAGTCCACTTAATAATATTATTTTGTTCTAATACTTTATGTGCAGCAATAACTGCTTTGTTAGTGCTTTCTAAAAAATCATTTCCATACTGATAAACACAAAACTTATTTATTAACCATTTGTCATCAGCTAATTGACTAACTCTTTTGTTAAATACTTTTAATATCTCATCAGCTGATACATTAGTATTACAATAGTAATTTAATAACTTAATGTTTCGTTTGTAAATTCCCGCATTATCACAGGTGTCTAAAAGGTATTGCCAAATTATTTTGTAATCACTACTTAATTCGGTATACCACTCATCCTTCCATTTGTCGGTGTCGGTAAATCTCTTTGCCATAATCTAATTAAAAAACCCTTTGAAAAAGAAGTAGGCTTTCTTTCTCTCAGGGTCTTTGTTTTGGAATTTCTTCCTTTATTTTGATATAGTAGCCTACACTATATGTTTTTTGTTTGATATATGTAATATACGAATAATATTTTAAACTACCAAATTTATTTAGTTTTAATATTTCCCCACTAGTCTAACAGCGTTTCCTGATAAAGTAGTCAAATCTTACTATATTAAATATCAAAAATAAATAATGGCGCATAAAAAACCCCAACATTTTAAGTTAGGGTTTTTCTTTGCGTTTAAGGACGCTTCGATTACTTTTGATATATTCTCCTTACTTTACTATTTGAGTGTCTACAAGTGGGTTATATTATGGTTGTACCTAATTCTGGCTACTTACCTTGTCCAACATTCTTTTTAGTTGGTTTATCTTTAGGGCCTTTACCTTTTTTAGCTTTACCTTTCTTTTTAGTCTTTAGCACTTTTACTGCTACATTCATTCCTTTTGCCATTACTTTAATGTATCTACTTTAACTGAATCAATTTTCATTTCAGTTGAGTCCATTTTCACTTCGGTTGATACCGTATTTCCACATCCCCATACTAAAAATGCTATTAAAGTTGTGATTGCAAATGCTGCAATAATCTTTTGTGTCTTTGTTAATGTTGGTAATTTAATTTTCATATTGATTTTCCGTATTTTTTGTTTGATAAATATGCTACTTCAATTTGTAGCGAATTAATTTGTGATGATAACTCCAATATCATTTTGCGGAGGTCATCGATTTGATGTTGTTGCGCTTCGAGTTTTAATTGTAAATCATAAAGATTGTAATCAAATTTCTCTTTGCGAAATAGATGCATCATTTTAATTAGTTTAGGTTATTCACCTCCACCATAGTTGGACTTAATCCAACCACATATGCGAGGTGCCGCTTCCTCTCCATATCTTGCAGTTTGGTCTGCAATACATTCATCCCATGGATAGTCTGCTAAATTGATTCCGTTTTTCTGTAACGAAATGGCAGCAAGTTTAGCTTCGTAATGATTGATTGATTTAATCATCTTATCTTCATTACTCATTTTTACTGCACCCATATTTGTATCCCACTTAGATTTGCATATTGCATAACTTTGGTCTTGTGGGTATGTATTAGTTTCTTCTTTCATGCATCGTGAGATAAACGTTTGTTCATCTTCACTTGCTCCTGGTTGTATAGGCATATTATTAAATTTATCTAAAACTTCCTGATACTTGTAAATTCTGTCTTATTGCATTACATACTCTATAAACTTCACTATCTGTTAATTGTCTTGAGTATATTCTAGTTTCTAAAAGTGTTCCTGTAAATCCACCAATAGATGATGAAATATAATATTGTGATTTTCCCATAATATAATTTACAGGTGCAACTCCACCATTATTATAATTATTTCTTGAATAAAGATATTTATTAGAAGTAGGGTCAGAGTTAAAAACAACTGGAAGATTTTCATTGGGTGGTTTTACATTAAGTTCAAATGTTGCACTACCTGATGTTTGTATATCATAATATCCACTAGGATATCTTGCTGATGTATTTTGATAACTATCTCTAAATACTACAAATACAGGTATACCTCCTTCAAAACTAGATGAAGCAAGTGTTATATCTGCAGACGATGTGGTAGGCCAAAAGTTCCATCCACCTTTAAAAAATGGAGTATCTATTGCATATCCATCTTCTACCATATCTACTAAATGTTCAATAGAATATTTTGTTCCTTGAGTTGAATTAGTATATCCACCAAAAGCAGCTGAAGCATCTTGTGGTGCTCTATTAGAACTTTGTGTAGACTCTAAATTAATTACATGACCCCAACCTGCATTACCACCACCTGAACCAAAACTTTGACTTATTTGACTTCTATTCCAAAGATATTGGTCAGATGTTCCATTTAATGTTGCGTAATATATAATTGTTGACCCTGTTGTAAATGGAAATGCACTAATACCAGCATTCTTATATTGAACACCAACATCTCCCGTAGTTGTAGGTACTTCAAACCATGAACTACCATCAAACTTATATCCTAATTGTGAGCCTGAATCCGATACAGTTCCACTACCTGATTTATATCCATGATTACCATTTCCACTTAAATCAGTCCATTTGCTTCCTGTTATGCCACCATAAGTCCATCTTAAAGATAGTCCGCCGGTTACATCAGTTCCAATACCACCACCAGCTAATGGAACTGCTAGGTTAATATTTTCTATTACATTTAACATATTGTAATTACTTAAATGCTACAACGTTTGTAGCAGTAGACCCTGTTAAGAAATGTGTTATCAAACCTGGAATATATCCTGATGCATTAGTCAAAGTAAATTGTGAACCATCAATGGTTTTAACAACTAAATCTCCTAATGTGCCCACATATAATCCACCAGCAACGAAAGGTAATTCTGCTTGAGATGATGTTACATTTTGACCACCCGCAAATTGTGAGTTTTGGCCATACGATTGTCTAGTTTCTATTTTCATAGTATTATTATTTTTATATTTAACAAATTTAAATTACATTGTAAGTGATACCTCTATAAGTAATTGCTTTAACATTGTCCATTACGACCGTTCTCCAATCACCCTTAGTTAAGTCATCCATTACCATATATCCTAATGCTTCATAGTCATACGAAGCACCACCTAATTCAGGCCCATATACCATTCTCCTTCTTGCACCACCACCATCTAATTTATTCCAAGTCACAATTACTTCTTCACCTGATGTAAGATAGTCAAACATAGTGAATGCATCTATCTCTGGTCTTGCAAACTTTACTAAATTCTTATATACGGTTTGTTGTGTGTCCATCTTATTATTTTTCAGGTACACAATTTGGAACCTGTCTACCATCTTTGTCTTTCATTCCAATCATTATATATCCATCTTGGCAGGGATTTGGTGATTCTTCAGCCATTGTAATCGGCCCACCTACGACCCAGGCGTTGCACGTACGAGATGCTGCACATTTAAAATCAAATGCTTCACAATATCCTAAGTCACCTGCTTCGATTGTATCCCACTCATCTTTCTGTGTTCCTCCAATACCTTCAGCAATACAATTAAGTATCTCTTTTGTTTGTAAGAAGAAAGAACAATTTCCACATAATGATTTCTTAGCTGATTCCACATCACCTTTAAACATATCTGCTTTAGCTTTCCAATAATCTTCATTTGGTTCATTTGGGTTTAAAGGGCCATAATTTGCAACATCAATTGCATTTTGTCTATTCTTTAAATTCACCTCTATATTCTGTGTTGCTTCAGGACATCCTTCTTGCATTTTTACACTACCTGATGGTTGGAATTGACCTGGATAAGATGATGTAATACCAACTGCTGTTTCTAATTCAACAAACCCAGCATCCATTTGACCCAATTCTTTTAATTTAGATTCTGACCAACTTTTACCTGCAAGTCCTCCCCATAAATAAAAACTAATTGTGCCACAAGCTTCCATATCATTCTCATCATAGTATGCCTCTGCTCTACTTAAATAGCTATACATTCTTTTTATAGTCTCAACCGATAAAGGTTTTTTCTGTGCTAATTGTTGTGCTCTTATTTTACCAACAGGTGTTGCACATTTATTTCCTAATTTATCATTTAACTCAATTCCTTTTTTTGCATTGTTAGATACTGAATCTGGATAATCACTATATGATTCCATTTCAACCTTTTCCTTTGATTTATAACGGTTGTCTTTCTTTAGTATACGTTTTATCATTCCTAACATTTCAATCCCCTCTTCCTCCTCTAATTGACAAATAAAGGTATCGTCCTGTATTGTCATTGAAACTTGCTTATGTTCAAAACTTCCCTCGATTGAGAACGCATTTACAACGCCGGTTTTTACATAATTATTCCAAATGTCATCATTATTTATTTTCATTAAACCATACCAAGTTCCAGCCGGCAAATTAAACCCGTATGTAGACGCTTTATCAGCAGTTCTACTTTTTGAAACCCAGGATTCTACAAGTGTCACATCTTCGATTGGTTTAGAATGTTCTAATGTTGCTTTTGAATTATAGTTTCTAAGCATATATCTTTGAGCGATTTTTTCAATCGTTTGAGCTGTAAAATACACGAAATAAGTTTCACCTTTACCGTCTACTCTAATTATCTTTTTCTCGGGGATAAGCAGCGGGCCAGCTACAATGCGCTGCTCGTCATCTGCAGTTGCAAACTTAATATCTTCTTTACCAAACCACACGAAGTCTTTTTCTATGGCACCTTTTTCTACAAGTGATATTGCATATACCTCATCGGTTTCATCAGCTAATAATAATTCAAATGTCTTCATATCTATTTAACAATTTAATAGTTTAAGGTTTTATAATGTTGCTGCTCTATTAGTTCTTCTATCTAAAGATTGCTGAGAACTTACAGAAGTGCTCACAACATATGCCTCAATCGGCTTCTGGGTGGTTTGTGCAAGTGTTTGAGCAATTTGTTGAGTTGGGTTTGAAGCAACTCCTTGTGTTATTTGTGGTGCTGCAACTGCTGCTATTTGTGGAGCAGTTGGTAAAGTAGGAGCCGGTGTAGATGCACTACTCACACCTGTACTAGTTGTGGCAGCTGCACCACCACCTTCAAACTTAGTTGCATCTATCTTTTTAATATTAACTGCCGTAGCTACTGCTAATGCTGCTGCATTGACACCTTTTACAATCCAATCTACCGGAGATGGCAATACTGATGGTTGAGTAAGTATTTGAACCAAACCACTTGCTGCAGATAATAATGCAGTTGCTTTTTGTAATTTCTTTCTTTTATTAAATGCTGCTTCTGATGTTTTAGCTTCTTCGTCATATCCACTTGCAATTGCACTGGTTAAACCAGCAACTGCATCTATTGTCGCAGATATAACTTTACCTGTCGATGCTAATTCATCTTCATCTAATTGTTGTCTTAACTTGCTATATTTATCTTTAATAGCAGTCTTTTCACCTTCTGTTAAATCTAATGCAGCTAATTCTTTTGCCTCTTCTTCTGCAAGTATTGCTGCTCTATTTTCAAAATATGCTTTTGTTCCTGATAATAATGATTGTCCTCTTAATTCTAATAATCTTAATTCATCATCATACTTTTTAAGAATTTTATCATTATCTTCTTTTCTTGCATCATCATCAATCTTCGTTATATCATTTGTATATGCTTGCTTTAATAAAAGTCTTAAATTACCTTTATCATCTTCTGATAATTTTATAAAGTTTTTATCTGCTTCTAAGTCAGCTAAATCTTTTGTATATTTATCCTCTCGTTCTTTTCTACTTCTTTCAACCTCATCCGCAGTTGCAGCAGTTTTAATTGCTTTAACTTTCTCATTAAACTCTTCTTTTGACTTTACCTCATCTGCATCATATTTTTTATTTATATCTGCAACTCTACTATTATACGATTCAGTCAGTTTCGTAGTATCAATTCCTAATCTTTCAGCTTCTTTTATTAAATTATCATATGCAATTTTAGCATCGTCTAATTCTTTCTTTCTGGCTTCTTTTCTTAAATCCTCCGAAGTCTTTACATACTCAGCAATTTGTTTATTTAAATCAACTGCATATTTTTGATTTATTTGAATTACTTTTAAATTATATGCTTCTTCTAATTTTGTAGTATCTAATTTGAACTTTTCAGCATTCTTTAATAATTCTGTATATGCCATCTTAGCATCATCCAAATCCTTTTCCCTTGCAGTCTTTTTATCTAAGTTTTCTAATTTAGAATACTTTTGTGTAATCATTAATAATTCTGCTTCATAGTCAGATTTTATCTTTGTAATATCTTCACCAGCTTTTTTAGCATCCTTTATTCTTGTTTGATATACAAGACCTGCAGCTTTGATTTCATCATCTTGAGATTTAATACTAACCTCATTTAATTTAATTTCATTAGCTTTTTTAACTGATTTGATGTAATCCTCAATAGCTTTCTTTGTATTCTCTATTTGTTGAGTTCTACTTTCACCACCCTTTTTAGCAGTTTCTTCTGCTTTTGCAGTTGCAACAAGTGTTTGTTCGTATGGTTTTAATTGCTTTAATACAGTCTCTGTCTCTGTGTATATACCAGTAAGACTTTGTCTCCATTTTTCATTTTCTGCATTAACCTTAGCAACTTCTGCTTGTTGATTTTTAAGACCTGATAAAAATTGATTTGAAATCTGTGCACTAATATTTCCACCTGATTTAATAACATTCCATGCACTTTCCCAAAAACCAACATTCTCTAATAATGATTTTTGTTCAATTTCAGCAATCTTAATACCATTCTCAGCAATCTTTTGAACAACTAATTTAGCTTTAGCTTCTAATTCATATTGCTTTATTTTTAACTTAACAAATTCAAGACCTTGCTTATTAAGTTTATTCTCTTTATCTATAAACGCATTAAAGCCAGGATATGTCTTTTTAAGTTCTTCTATTTTTCTATTTTGCAATTCTCTATTACCATTGACTTCTGTAAGAATGTCTAATGTATTTTGTAATTGAACTGCTTCATCACTTTGAACCTTTGCTAATTCTTTACCTAATTTATTACTCTCTTTAAGTTCTTCATTGAAATTATTAAATGCATTGATTAGTAATCCAATTGCTACTACGATTGCACCAATACCTGTTGCAGTTAATGCCGCTGCAAATCCCTTTGCAGCAACTGATGCTGTATTTTGTGCAATACCTAATCCTATAAATGATTTTTCTAGAAATCCATTTACTACAGTATATACTTTTGTAATACCTGTAAGATTTAATACATTCTTACCAATATCTAAAAAGTCTTTACCTAATTCAACAACCGACTTACCTAAATCAGAAAACTTAATTAAAGTAAATTGTTTAAGTGCAGTTACTGTTGATGCTGCAGCAGAACCAATAGTCCCAATAGGGCCAGGTAATCCACCTAATACTTCTAAAAAGTTACCTGCTCCTTGTCTGGCACCGGCTAATGAATCTTGTATATCATCAATACGAGCTTGGACTTTTGTAAACTCTTCAGTACCTGCAGGAATATCTCTTAATTCCTTTTTTAATTTACGAAGTTCTCCAACAGATGCTTCGGTATCAACATTTACTTTAAAATCTATTTCCCTTGCCATTTGTAAGTTCGTTTTATTTTATTAATAGCATCTTTTAATGTTTTAGGATATGCATGCTTTCCTTTTGCTATCTCAACTCTTTCTGATACGTTATACCACTTTTCAGCTGATAACGTATCTATAATCATTTTTATCATATTATGTAGTTGGATTTATGATTAGATAATTAAATGTAATACTGGTTGAACCAACAGATGAATCAATTGTTGCTGAACCGGCAGTTTGAGCTGCAACCCATAATCTATAATCTCCTCTTGCTGTAAGTAATATTATTGAATTTGATTGTATCAATGAATTACTCAATGTTGTTTCTCCACCACTATCTGTACTTAAAGTAACTGTATTAGCAGGTTTATCACCACCTACATTTAATTTAATTCCACCTTGGAATGACCATGCACTTCCTGAATATTGTGCTTTTATTTGTCCTTCTCCATCTGCAAGAATGATATTATTAGTTAATAATTCACCTGCACTTCCTTGATATCTACCTAATATTGTATTGTTACTACCACTAATATTGTATCCTGAATTTGCACCTATAAATGTATTATTGCTACCACTTACATTAAATCCTGCAGAGTCACCAATTGCAGTATTAGATTCACCAGTAGTATTTTTAGTTAAT